GGCTTCGATCTGCACCAGTTTGGGCATCGGCAGGCAGCGGTTGACGATGGCGTTTGCGGCGGCAATATCGGCATCGCGCAGGGTTTCGCATTCGGCCTTGGTATAGGTTTTGTCCTCAATGACATCCGGGCCGGTATGCCCGTAGCACACGGTCAGGGTGCCGGTGGGGTCAAGGTAGGGGCGATTTTGATTGCCCTCCCAGCGCATCACCAGCGGCGCGGTGAGTGCAAGGACGGTCATGGTGCTGCCCCAGCCGATGAGTTGGCGTTTGACGTTCATGGGCTACCACCAGCGCACGGCATGAATGAACGGGGTCGCGGCCAGCATCACACCGATCAGCCACAGCAGCAAAAATCGCCACGCGGGAAGTGTGCCGTTCATGACATTGAAGCCTTGCGCAAGACGGCAATCACTTTGGCAATGGCGCGCAACAGCACCGCCAGCGCAAGGGCATAACCCATCAGTTTGATGTGCGTGCTGCTTTCAATCAGTTGGAGGGTTTCCACAATCCACTCTCCGGGAGTAATATTCACAAATGTCTTGCTCCTATCCGTGTAATAGGCGTGGGAATAAAACGCCTCGGCAGCGACCAACTGCCGGGGCGTTTGCCTGTTCAGTCAGGTGGCCGCTTTCGCTCACGCCGCCAGCGCCAGACGAGATAGGCGGCCTGCAAGACGATGTAGCCCACGGTGAATGCGGCCACGATCGTATCGGCTGTCCACACCGCTCCGGCCACGGCGGGGGTGGTTTTGGCGGCGGCCACGGTCATGGTGTTGGCGATTTCGTGCTTCATCGGGCATATTTCAAAATGACGTACAGCCCCGGAGTCAATGCCAGTGCGACAATGGCAACGCCAATACACACGCGCAGGAATGGTGAGAATTCACCGCTGACTTCAATGCCGTTTTCGTGGTTCATGCGGAAAATTCCTTTGCTATACTTCTTCAACGTTTATTCCTTGCGGATATCAAGGGGTAAATCCAGAACGCCCCGGCAGCGGCTAACTGCCGGGGCGTTTGCTTGTGCGCTCTACCACCAGCGCACGGTGTAAATCAAAATGCCAACAGCCAGGGCACGCAGAAAAAATGCAAGCGCTTTACTGACATTGCGGTCAATCGGTGCATCAAGTTCAAGTCCGGCATTCATACTGATTCTCAAACGGAAGGTTTTTCGATAAACTGTCATGGTTCGCTCGTGCCCTGTACACGGGTGAATCAGAACGCCCCGGCAGCGGCAAACTGCCGGGGCGTTTGCTTTTGGGCTTACTTGCGCTTGCCCTGAATCAGGGTGTTCGGGCGGGTGCAGTAGTTGAGCGCGTTCATCTGCACTTCCAGATGCCGCCCCTTGCCGTTCGGGTTGGAATACTGCTTGGCGTAGCGCGGCAGGCCCGTGGTGTTGACGGTTTCCTCGTAATCGGCGGGCGCATAGACGGTGCGCCACAACCCCGGCACGCCGGTCGGGAAAATATGGCACGTGTCGGGGTGAATGAACGGGGTGCCGCCGACCGCGCCGCGATAGTTTTCCCAGATGATCCCGCCAAACTCGAATACGCCGTAAACGGTGCCGTTCGGGGTGACGTAGCCTTCGCGCAAGACCTGCGCCATCGGCGTGCCCTTGTAGGATTCGACGATTTCCGGGTGGGCGATGAGATCGTCAAAAAACGCATCGCCGCACTGCGCGTAGAGGTTGCCGACGGCCACGCCGCCGAGGTGGTTGGCCACGGTGCGCACGATGCCGGCGCATTTTTTGCGCAGTTCGCCGCTGGACGGGTTGGTTTTGTCCAGATTGAAATTGACTTCCGGGTTCGGGGTCAGGCCGAATTCGTTGTACAGGTCGTACAGCACGCTGCCATCGCCGTTGAGGATGATCCCCTTGAGCGCGCCGACGCGCTGGTATTCCAGCGTGGGGTCGAGCTTCCAGGCAACGTGCTGGCGCAGGCGCTGGTTGACGCGCTCTTGCAGCACCTCAAGCTGATCGGTCTGGCCGAACGCGCGCACGCCCTGCACGCTGTGAGCGCGCCGTGCGCCCGGTCTGGGCGAAGGTCTGGCCGGGGCCGCCGCGCGGGGTCGGATCGACGATGCGCAACTCGCCGCCGTCCTGTTCGATCATGATCTGGGTGGTGGGGACGCCCTCTTCTTCCCAGCCCACGACCTGCCCGGCGCGGCCGGGGACGAAGGGGACGGCATTGATGGCATCGGTGAGTGAGACAACGCCGAACACGTCGGCATTGAAGACATCGGAAATGAGATTTGGCACGGGGAGTTCCTCTGAATGAAGGCGGGTCAGCGCAGGACGATGCCGAGCGCGGCCAGCTTGGTGATGGCGGTGGTCTGCTGGGCGGTGGTGATGGGGTCGGGCCAGATCAGGGCGTCGGCCTTGACCTCGGCGGCGCGCGAGAGCACCACCACGGCCAGGTCGCCATCCTCGGCATCGGCGCGTGCGATCAAAATCCCCGCCGGGTCTTTGCTGCCGTCAGTGGCAGCGGGGGCGAGCTGGGTGAATTTGCCGGTGGCGGTGATCTTGCCGAGCACAGTGCCGGCATCGAGGGTCTGGCCCTGGGCGAGCAGTTCGTTTTCGCGCGAGTAGCTGCCGTTGGCTTCGGACAACAGGAAATCGCCGCTGCGCGGGTGTTCGTGAAAGACGGTGGTCATGGGAAGTTCCTTAGTTCAGGTGGGCGGACGCGGCCTTGCGGCGCGTTGCAAAAATGCCCGCCGCCGACAGGGTGGGACGTGGGGGCGTGCTGTCGGCAGGGCGGGCGTGGGGGGCGGCAGGCGGCGCGTCGGCGCGCATCGCATCCAGGGTGATGCCGCGTGCTTGGGCGGCTTTCATCAGCGTGAGGGCGAAGTTGGCGGCGCTGTCGCCTGCGTTGATGGCGGCGGTGAGTTCGGCCTCAAAACCGGGGCGGGCGAGGGATTGCAGCTCGGCAATGCGGGCGCGCTCGGCCTGTACGGCAATCTCGGTCGCGGCCTTGCGGCCTGCGGCTTCGCCTTCGGCGCGGGCGGCGGCGATCACCGCGCCGGTGTCGATGGCAATCTGCTCGGGGCTGTGGCCTGCGGACAGCGCGGCGTGCAGGTCGGCGGTGGTGGTCACGGCAATGGTATTTGGCGCGGGCGGGATGCGTGCCTGCGCCATGACGCTGTCAGATGCGGGAATACGCGCATTGAGTTCGGTAACGACGGTGGACATAGTGAGATTCCTGTGGGAAGTGCTGGCGGAACCGGCCAGCGCGGCAATCACGGATTCGAGCGATCCGATGCGGTCGGCCATGCGGGCCTTGACGGCGGCAGCGCCGATCAGCACCCCGCCCTGCCCGAATTCGGCCAGTACGTGCGCCTCGCTCACGCCGCGATGGCGCGCGACGGCGGCCACGAACACTTCCGCCAGCGCATCGACCATCGCCTGCACCTTGGCGCGGCCTTCATCGCTGGCGGGATCGATGCGTTTGTCGGGGGACTGGCTGCTGACGATTTCGATCTGGCGCACGCCGTTTTCAGCATCGCGTTTGCGGGTGTCGCTTAAGGTCATCACGACGCCGATGGAGCCCAGCGCGGCGGTGTCATCAATGATGATTTCATCGGCGGCGCTGCCGAGCCAGTACGCGCCCGAGGCCATGCTGCCCCCGGCGTAGGCTTTGATCGGTTTGATCGCGCGCCCGGCGCAGATCAGTTTGGACAGTTCATTGATGCCGGTGGCCTCGCCGCCGGGCGAGTTGATGTCGAGCACAATGCCGCGCACGTAGCGGTTGTCCAGCGCGGTTTGAATATCGCGCGCCAGCATCTGGGTGCTTGTCGCGCCGGAAATTTGGGTAAACAGGTTGGCGTAGCGGAAAATCGGCCCGACGACGGGAATCACCGCGATGCCATCGCGCATTTCGACCCGATGGGCGTTGTCCAGCGGGCGGCCTTCGCGGGTTTGCAATGCCTCTACATCACCCTCGCGCGCAGCGATGGCGATCAGGGTCTGCAATGCCTCTGACTGCATCAGCCAGGGCTGCGAGGTGGCGAGGGAGAGGGCGCGGTTCATGCCCACAAGACCCCCAACACAGAGGCAATAGCATGCAATACCGCCGCCAGTACCAGCCCATAGGCCATGATTTTGAGATGTCTGCTGGATTCGAGAACTCTCAGGGCTTCCACAATCCAATCTCCAGGGTTAAAATTCATGCAGGTTTATTCCTTGCGGTAATCAAGGGGTAAATACAGAAAGCCTCAATCGTTGGTCGCGGTTGGGGCTTTCGTTTGTGTGGGGATTACCACCAGCGGATGACATACAGCAACGGGGATGCGCACAGCATCAAAATGCCCGCGCCAATACATGCCCGCAGAAAAGGGGAAAACTCACCGCTGATTTCAATACCGTCTTGTTTGTTCATGCGGAAAATTCCTTTGCTATACTTTTTCAAGGTCTGTTCCTTGCGCTTATCAAGGGGTGGATGCAGAAAGCCTCAATCGTTGGTCGCGGTTGGGGCTTTCGTTTGTGCGGGCCAAAAAAAGCCCCGCACGCGGGCGGGGCATGAAAAACCCCGCGCGCTGGCGGGGTGGTCGGTGTCGGCAACCCTGCCGACATCCCATTGTTGTCAGATCGCGTCCGGACGCAACTGCGGCGGCGCAAATCCGTGATTTTTGTTCATGTCGTGTTCATTTATCTGGTCACGCCCCCGCGCGGCAACGGCCAGGCCGCGCCGCCGCACGGGTGTTGACGTGCCGTTGACGGGGCTGGCAAGATGCGGACATGTGCTTTCACCGCCGCCTGTGCATTGTGCTGATCGCTGCGCTGCTCTCGGCGTGCGGTATCGCGCGCGACATCCGTGATGAAATCCGCGCGGAGCTTTTCCACAGCGGCCCGCTGGCGAACCAATGGGATCCGCCGCCGCCGGTGGTCTCCGACCGCCGCGGCAGTACCCCGCTGGCGCAGACTGCGCTGATGGGCGTGCTGGCCGCGCCGCCAGCGGACGGGGCCGAGACCGCCGAGACCACCGCGCCGGAGTGGCCCAAAGTGGTGATTACCCAGTTGCGCGTGCGCATGGATGAGAGCGTTGATCAAGTCGTCAACCCGTCCCTGCTCGGCTACCCCAAGGAAGGCCACTGCATTTTTTTTGACGTGCTGCTGTGGCACGATGAACAGCGCAGCGAGACCGTTTCCGACCTGTCGCTGTGTCGGGAAGATTTGACGCCGGAAGGCGTGCATGGCCAGTATTGGGCATGGGACGGAATGCGCATGTGCGGAGCCAACACCGGGCGCGAGCGCACCCCTGGCCCGCTGCCGCCGTTGACCCCGTTGCCGGTTGAAAACCTGTCCTTTGACATGTGGCTGCGCCATGACGGCGAGTATTTCATCCACAGCCTGCTCAAGCAATTGGGGCACACCCGGCGCGCCAATCCGTGCCATCGGCGCTTCTGGGTGGTGGCGTATGAGCTGATCGACTGGACACCGGGCGAGTGGTGAGCGGGTGCGTTCAACGGCTGCCGCTGTGCTGGTCCGGTTCTGCGGGCGGCGGCGGGGATGGCGGGGATGGCGGGGATGGCGACCACAGCCCGTCGGCCTTGCGCTGCTGCACTTCGCGCAGCCGCTGGTCGTAGACGGCATTCCAGTCCTCGCCGTTCATCGCGGCGGTTTCCATCGCCTCGTTGCTCACGCCGATGCGGATGCGGGTTTCGGCGGCGCGCGCTTCTTTTTCTTCGTCCATCGAGCCGCGTGCGGGGCCGATCCACAGCGCGCGGGTATAGGCATGGCGGCGCGCCGGGTCGCCGTAGCCGGGTAAATTCAAGCGCCCGGCGGCGACTTCTTCATCAATAAACAGGCCATAGACGGGCTGGCAGAACTGTTGCGTGAGCAGCCAGCGGCGGCCCATGAACATCCGCCACGCTTCCAGCATCGCCGCGCGGGCGGCGGAGTAACTGGTGTTGAATTGCAGCAGCAGCACGTCCAGCGGCAGTTCCAGCGCCGCGCCGATCTGCTTCAAAATCGCCATGAAAAACGGGTCAAAATTGGCGTTCGGGCGTGCCGGGTTCATCGGGTTGGCGTTTTCGCCGGGGGCGAGGTCGATAAACGCACCCGGCCCCAGGGCAAGGGTGTCGCCATCGCCTTCAAACGCCTCAATCGGCGCGCCGGAGTCGTCGGTGTCATCGCCCTTGCGTTCGATGAACACGGTCAGCATCGCCGACAACACGGCCGCCATCAGTTCCGCGCCGCTGAAGCGTTCAAGCTGCTTCAGCGGTTCCAGAATCGGGGCGAGGAACGGCGCGCCGCGCACCTGGCCGGGGCGCTCTTTGTCGTTCCAGACGTGGATTGCGCGGCGGCGGCCCGTCGCCATGCCCACGGCGGGGTAATACGCCCACGCCGGAAGGCGCACGTCGAGGCGGTCGCCGGGGTGGATGTTGCGCACCCAATAGCCCACCGGCGCACCGGATTTCAACTGCACGCCGTCAATGCAGGTCGGGCTGTCCAGCGCATCGTGCGGATTGCAGATGCGGTCGGCTTCGACCAACTGGATTTTCAGTTCATGCAGCCCGCCCCGGCGGCGGCGCATCGGGGTCAGCGCGAGCACGTCGCCGCTGACCAGCGCCGAGAGCAGCGCCAGCCCCTGCAAGCCGTAGAAATCGTGGGTGGCCTCAAGATCGCACTCCAGCGGATTGTCCGCCCAGCGCTCCCACGCGGCGCGCAGTTGCGCGTTGATCGCCTCGGCGGCATCGGTGCTGATGCCGAGTGCTTCGGCATCCACCGCCGGGCGGCACACAAGGCCGGTACCGACAATACTGGTACGGCAGCGCATCAGTGCCGCACGGGCAGGCAGATGATTGCGCCCGGCATCGCGGGAACGGGCGCGCAGGGTGCGCAATTCGCTGGCGGGCAGGTCGCTGGTTGCGCTGCCGATGGGCGCGATCCAGTTCTGCAAACTGCGCAGCGTGCGCGATGCGCCGCGCCAGCGCGTGCCCTGGATTTCGGTCGGCGCGCTGGCGCTGGCGAGGGGCAGCACGGATGCCTGCGCAATCAAGGCGCGGTCGGCAGCAACCACGGCGGCGGCGCGCTGGGCGGGCATGTTCATCGACCGCGACCTCACCACCACCGCAGCCAATGCAGGGATTTTCCGAGTGCCAGTATCAGCGGTGCCAGAGCGAGACTCAACATCGCCACGCCAATACACACACGCAGGAATGGGGAAAGCGCGCCGCTGATTTCAATGTCGTCTTGCGTGTTCATGCAGGAATCCCTTACCAGCGCAGCGCAAAAACCAGCGCGGCGATGGCAAACAAAATGGCGGCAATGGCGTAAAGCTTGCCAACCGTGCCAGCATCGTTTTCATTCATTTTTCCAGTCACTTTCACAAAGGGTTTTGGCGTATGCTTACGCATGCGCGGCTCCTTATTCGCAGTAAGGGGCTGATGAAGAAAGCCTCAACCGTTGCCAGCGGTTGGGGCTTTCGCTTGTCTGTCAATCCGGCACCCCGTAGCGGATGCGGTTGCGCACCGGGCGCACGCCGCTGATCTGGCGGCGCAGCTCGCCGATATACGCATCCAGTTGCCGCAGCCCCTCGGTCGAGTACTGCACCGTGCGTCCGTTGAACGAGATCGACGCGCGCGTCTGCCCGGTGCGCCAGGCGTGGCGCGCCTTGATCGCTTCGTCAAGGTGTTGCTGCACTGTGGCCATCAGTCCGCTCCGGGTGAATCAGGGGACGGGGCCAACAAAACGCCCCGCGCGATGGCGGGGCGGTCGGTGTCGGCGAACCCTGCCGACACCCCATTGTTGTCAGATCGCGTCCGGACGCAACATGGATTTTGGTGATCGTTCAGACTTGTTCAGTATTTGTTCAGATTATTTTAATCTTTTATGCTGCATTTAATCAAAAGTGATTTATAATGAACCTGTACTCAAGACCGGAGCCAAGCATGAAATACAACGCGTTCAAACGCTGGCTGAAAGGACGCGGGGTCACATTCTCCAAACTGGCAAAGGGCAGCCAGTTCAAGATCAGTTATGGCAACAAAACCACCATTTTTCCCGATCACGGCGCAAAAGAAATCAGTGAAGCCCTGCGCAGGGAGATCATCAAGCAACTGGGCCTCAAATGAGGCCCGGCAGGAGACCAGGCATGTACCACTATCCCATTACCGTCCATCATGAACATGACCACTGGTGGTCATCCTGTTTTGATCTCCCCGAGGCGCACAGCGCCGGGGATACACTGGATGAGCTGTTGCACAATGCGCCGCACGGCATTGCACTGGCGCTGTCCATCCATGTTGACCAGGGCCGCGCCATCCCGCAGGCATCGCGGCCACACCCCGGACAGGTGGTGATCCACCTGCCCGCGCAGGTGGTGGCGAAAGCGGCGTTGTGGAACGCGCTGTGCCAGCGCGGCCTGCGCGTGGCTGACCTTGCACGGCGTTTGAACCTCTCCCACCCGGTCGCCCGCCGGTTGGTGGATTTTGAGCACAATTCAAAACTGGAACAGGTGGAAGCGGCGCTGGCAGCGCTCGGCCAGCGGCTTGAAATGCGGGTAGAAGCCATTCCGAAGGTTGACCTTGATGCCGTTGCGGGCGCATTGGCGTAAGTTTGCAGTGGAGACCAACATGAATAGAACGCTGAACATTACACTTAATCCTGATTGGGAACAATCGTAAAAAATACAGAAATCGCTTGACAAAAATAAACAATAAAGTTTATAACAGCCCCATCAAATGAACCGAAGGAGGCCGATGAAAACAAGCGAATTCAGACGATGGCTACGCTCTGTTGGTGTCAGCATGAAGGAAGGCGCAAACCACACCAAGCTGTATTATCAGGGCAGGCAGTCGGTACTCCCGCGACATGGCGCAGAACTGCGGGAGGGGACGCGCAAGGCCATCCTCAAACAACTTGGACTGACACCGCCGCCCCGATAACGGGGCGGCCACTGAATCCGCTTGCACTCACCGGAACACCCCATGATCTATCCCGCAACATTCACCCCGGATACTGACGTTGGCGGTTTTGTCGTCACCTTCCGCGACATTCCTGAAGCGATTACCCAGGGTGATACCTGGGATGAGGCGGTCGAGATGGCCGAAGATGCCCTTGCCACCGCGATGGAGTTTTATTTTGAGGACCGCCGCCCGGTCCCCGCGCCCTCCCCGCTGCGCACAGGCGACACCGGGATTGCCCTGCCCGCCAGTCTGGCCGCGAAGGTGCTGTTGCTTAACGCAATGCTGGCACAAGGCGTCACCCCGGCAGAACTGGCGCGGCGGCTGGGCGCGCTGCCGCAGGCAGTCAACCGCATCGTCAACCCCCGCCACGCGACCAAAATCGATACCATCGCCGCCGCCCTGCGCGCCCTGGGCGGCCATCTGGAACTGTCGTTTGCGCGGACAGTGTGATGCGTTTGCGGGATGCGATCAATAAAAAACAAGAAAAAATAAAAAATAATGCTTGTATCATTCGACTTTTCCGCATACAATAAGCACATGGAAAACAACACCGCCAACCCCATCAAGTGGAACCGCAAAGCCCTCAAGCAGCTGGGTAAATTGCATTCTGCGGATCAGGCCACGGTCAAGAATGCAGTGCGGGCGCTGGCACACATGCCCAACGTCCACAACGTCAAGGCGTTGGTAAAGCATGTCTATGGCTACCGGTTGCGGGTGGGTAACTATCGGGTGTTGTTTGACTGGAATGGAGATATTCGCATTGTCAAAATTCAAGAGGTGAAAAAACGCGATGAGCGCACATACTGACATTCAAATCATCAAACAACCCAACGGAATCCCTGCGTTTGCGGTGATTCCGTGGACGGATTATCTGGCGCATTACCGGGCCGAACCCATCAGGACGCCACAGCACGATGAAGACGACGAAAATGAATGGGTACCGCATGAAGTCGTCGAGTATCTGGTCGATGAACAGTGCAGCCCCGCCGCCGCCTGGCGCAAGCATCTGGGCTTGACCCAGACCGAAGTCGCCAAACGCATCGGCATCACCCAGGCCGCCTATGCCCAGCAGGAAACCGCGAAAAAACCGCGCAAGGCCACCCGCGAAAAAATCGCCAGGGCGTTGGGGATTGCGCCCAAGCTGCTGGATCTGGACTAGCCCGCAACGCTTGACATAGGGAAATAATATCTCTATAATCGACCCCGTGAGCACACTTTACCGCTGCGGCAACTGGATCATCGTGATGCACGGCAACGAACATCCGCCGGTTCATGTGCATGTCCTGCATCCCGATGGCATGGCCAGCATCGGAAGTGATGGAGCCGTGCAGAACCGGGGCGTTCCGGCCAAGGTGATTGCCCAGGCACTGGCGTGGATATCCAGTCACCACGCGGACATCCGCGCGGAATGGGCACGCCTTGACAACCCACACGACAGGAGCGAATCATCATGAACACACAAGTCAATCGCATGGTATCGGTGACACCGCTGGACGGGTTGCGGCTGGAAGTCCACTACCAGAACGGCCCGCCGGTGACGGTCGATTGTGCCGAACTGCCCGAGCGCTTCGCGGTGTTTGCGCCCTTGCGTGATCCGGCCTTCTTCCGGCAGGTCGCCGTGACCAATTGGGGGTTCAGCCTGGAATGGCCCCACGGCGAAGGATTGTTCGCTGACCGCGTGCGGGAGATGGCCCTGGAGCAGGCCGGGCGCGCCGATACGCTGGCGTTCCGGCGCTGGCAGGAGCGCCACGGCTTGAGTCTGGCGCAGGCGGCGCAGGCGCTGGGCATG